CCGAAGAGATCCTCGCGCGACGGTGTCCGAGACAACGTATAAGGACAATCCATTCCTGCCGCAAGAGGCTATAGATACGCTTGAAGGCTTCAAGGACACAAATCCGTACTATTACACCGTTTACTGTCTCGGGCAGTGGGGTGTTACAGGTGACACGGTATTTGACGGTCAGGCGCTTTCGACAAGACTGACAAAGCTTTTCCCTCCCGTGAAGCGCGGAGTGTTTACTTATGAGCTCGATATCGCCGAGCGCATAAGTACATTTAAGTGGGAGCCTGACGGGTGCGGTTATATATCGATATTCAAGGACGTGGAGCCCGGGCACCCTTATGTTCTCGGAGGAGACACGGCAGGGGATGGCTCGGATGCGTGCGCCGGTCAGGTAATAGACAATTCCACGGGTGAGCAGGTGGCGGTCCTGTGGCGGCAAAAGCTTGATGAGGATGAATATGCAAGACAAATGTACTGCCTCGGCATGTACTACAACACAGCGCTTGTCGGCATTGAGACAAACTTCTCGACATATCCCGTGCGAGAGCTTGAGCGTATGCGTTATCCGAAGCAGTACGTGCGCGAGACGGTAGATAATTATACTCACAAGACGGTGCAGGCTTACGGCTTTTGGACGGATCAAAAGACGCGGCCGCTTCTTATAGCAAAGCTGATAAAGCACGTGCGGGAATATCCATCCGACATCAATCACGAGGGAACGATACACGAGATGCTGACCTTTGTGCGAAATGCAAAGTGGCGTCCCGAAGCAGAGGAGGGAGCGCACGACGACCTTGTTATGTCGCTCGGTATCGCTCATGCGATAAGAGACTCGCAAAGCTATCTTGTTGAAGCGTCTGCGGCTCGCATAGAGTGGTCTGAATCAATGTACGAGGACTACAAGAACGCATCACCAAAGGTAAAGGAATATTTACGCTCGAAGTGGGGAGCTCCCCCGCCGAGACGAAGAAAGAGGTAAGGCTTTATGAACAAAAAAGACAAGGCAAAGCAAAGGCTTGCCGTGTGGCAGGAGCGCTTTCAGAGTGCGCTTAACGCATACTCGGGAGAGCTTGAAAAGATGGACGAGAGGGAGGCTTTATACAAGGGCAGTGACGTGATAAAGCCAGTACTCGAAGGCGAGGACAAGGAAAAGGCACCGCTTGTACGAAACGTAGTAGCGGAAAATATTGAGTCGTGCATCAATACGAATATCCCTGCGCCGAAGGTTACGGCGATAAGGGAGGAGGACGTGCATCTTGCAAAAATGATAGAGGACATGCTTTACTGCGAGCTTGACAGACTTCCGAGCGAGGAATTGAACGATCTTGACGAGAGATTATGCCCTATTCACGGAAGCTCATTCTTTTTGGTTGAATGGGATAATCTCGAAGGATCGCACAGCGAGATCGGAGACGTGCTTCTTACTCAGCTCGGGGCAAAGATGGTAATACCTCAAAACGGTGTCACAAGCTCGGTAGAGGATATGGAGTACTTCTTTGTAAGAGTTCCTCAAAGCAAGGGATACATAAAGCGCAGATACGGTATTGACGTGTCGGATGAGGGTGAGGAGTATCCCGAAATAAGAGGCGACGAGGAATCTCCGAGCGAGGATATGGTAACGCAGATATACGTCTATTACCGCAATGCAAAGGGCGGTATCGGCGTTATGTCGTGGGTACACGATACGATCCTTGACGATAACGACGACTATCAGGCGCACAGACTGCGCAGATGCGCAAAGTGCGGAGCACCGGAGCCCGCGTATCCTACGGAGAGCTTTACAGAGCCTACTACTGACGGCACAAAGCCCGACTCTGACACGTACAGAAGCGGGAAAAACGTTTGTCCGTACTGTCAGTCAACGAAGTGGGAGGATTCCCCGGTGGAATATGAGGAGATATACGAGCCTGTAAGTATCCTCGGGAAAGAGCTTGTTCCCGGTATGCTTCCCGTCCTTGATGATATGGGAGCACCTATGTCGGATGGGGAAGGCATGGCGCTTATGCAGACGGAGCCGATAAAGGTACCGTACTACAAGCCTGATGTGTTTCCTCTCGTTCAGCGAAAGAACATCTCTATGTTCGGGGCGTTTCTCGGCGAGAGTGACGTTGACAAGATGGCAACACAGCAAAACGTGCTCAACCGTCTCGGATCAAGGATGCTTAAAAAGGTGCTTGGCGGAGGTACCGTAATATCCTTGCCCGATAACTGTGAGCTGAACGTAGAAGGGGACGACGATATACGCATCATCCGTCCAGGAGACGCGGCGAGCGCACAGCTCATAAAAACGTATACGCTCGAAGGCGATATTACAAAAGACCTTTTGCTCTATCAAGAGGCGTATGAGGAATCAAGGCAGCTTACCGGTGTTACGGATTCTCTGCAGGGGCGCCGTGATTCCACAGCAACAAGCGCGAAGGCGAAGCAGTTCTCTGCCGCACAGTCACAGGGACGTATGGAATCAAAGCGCGTAATGAAAAAAGCCGCATGGGCGAAGATCTACGAGCTTATTTTCAAATTCAAGCTTGCATATACGCAGGAGCCGCGTCCGGTCGTGGCAAAAGAAGACACGGGAGGGCGCATATATACGGAGTTTGACCGTATGAAGTTCCTTTGCCGTGATGATGCGGGAGAGCTTTACTGGAACGATAGGTTCCTTTTCTCCTGCGACGATGATGCGCCGCTTCAGAATGACCGCGCAACTATGTGGACGGAGGCGGCAAACAACCTTGCGCGCGGTGCGTACGGCGATCCTTTGTCCGTTGATGCGTTGCTCCTTTACTGGACTGTATTGGAGACCTTCCATTATCCCGGAGCAAACATTGTCAAGGCACAGCTTGAGGCAAGAAAACAAGCCGAAATAAATAGTATGAAGGCGCAACAGCAAATGCTGATGCAGGAGGCGCAGCGGAAGCGTGCGGAGGCTCAAGCGGAGGTGTCCGGAGCAGATATGACAATGCGCGATACAGAGGTAAATAACATACTCTCACACGAGGGCGAAGTGCCCGCCGATCTGCCGTGAAGGAGCGCGCGGCAAAGCGGTATATATACCACAGAGGAAAGGAGGCTGAAAGCATGAAAAAGAATTACGAGATCAAGAACACGGGAGCTCAGGCCGTAAAGGCACCCAAAAAGGTGTCGGCACCGTCGGGCGTCAAGGGCGTGCGCGGCAAGGACTGCCGCCAGGGCAATAATAAGTAAGATAAGAGTGGAGAGGCGTTTTTAACAACACTTTTTCGCTGTTACTTATTTACTTCAATTTGCGCTCCGAAATTCTCACGAACAGAGTAAAAATCGAAAGGAAAAGCAATGATAACCATTACCAAAAGAGACGGAAATGTTACGAAGGTAACCCCGTCAGGCGCAAACGCGGAGGGTGTCGCCGTCCCTTCAACCGATATTTCCACAGACACAGGCGCAAACGTGCAGGCACTCGCCGAGCCTGCGGGCACGGATACGGATGTTACTCCCGTATCCGATATAAGAGCAAGTGACGCGGAGGATAGTATCCTTCCCGCTGAGTCTTCGGCAAAGGGTGAGCATACAAAGCAGGATGCAGAGACCAACTCCCGATATGCCGCCGCAAGAAGAGCGGCAGAAAAGCAGAGGGATGAGGCTATAGCATCAGCCGAGCTTGAGCAAAAGGCAAAGCTTGAGCGCTTTATTACGGGGCTGAATATCAAAGGTCCGAGTGGGAAGATCATCACTACCGAGGAAGAGTACAACGCATATATATCTGAGCGCGATGCAAAAAAAGGAGCAGAAGAGATCTCCGACAGATCTGACGGAGAGGAAATTGATCCCGATAAGGTTGAGGAGCTCGTGGAATCGCATCCTGACGTTGTTGCCGCAAGAGAAGCTAAAGAGAAGCTTGAGCAGGCGCAGGACGCGCTCATGTCCGAGAGGGCGCAGAAAGCGGTGGAAGCGGAGGTTTCTGCCGTGCGTGAGTCATTTCCCGAGATACAGTCTCTTGACGACATTGTAAAGCTGCCAAAATATCCGCAGATAAAAGAGAAGGTATCGGCGGGCTACAGTCTTTCGGATGCCGTAAAACTTGCGTATGAAGAGGTATATATAAAGCGCAAACAAGCGGCGGCGGCTCAGGCGGCGAGGAATGCAGTCAACTCCACGGCGCATCTTTCCGCGACAAAAGCACACGGGTCGGGAGGCGTCAACGTCACCGAGGCACAGATAAGGTCCTATATGGCGAATATTCCCGGCTCAACAAGGGAACAAGCCATAGCGGCATACAGAAAATACAAGATACAAAGATAAAACGAAAGGATAAAAAGAAATGGCAAATATAGTTCTTACCGAGGGTTCGGGTACCCTCAATCAGCTGATCGGTAACATTCAGGTACCGCTTGCTTCTTACATAGACTCTACAGCGCAGGCGTTTGAGCGTGCATCGGTAGGTCTGCAGATCTTTACAAAACGCAAATCGACCAACTTCGCAGAAGGCTACGGCGGTGCGACGGGCATCGGTGATTTTGAGGTGGTCGGTGAACCTAACGATACCACCAACAACTACCCTACGACCGGCTTTGCCGATCGTGCGCTCAAGACTCTCCATAACGAAACATGGAAACAGTCTATCAGGATCTCCCGCGAGAATCTTGATGATGCTCACGGCAATTTTGAGCGTATCATAACGCAGGGCGGTGCACTTTCCCGTTCGTACTACAGAACGATAGACCGCTTCCTTGCAAATCTTCTCGGTACTGCTCTGGATTTCGGAACCAGCTTCAATTCGGGGAGCACGACGTTTGATGTAACGTCTTACGATGGAAAGTGCCTTTTTTCCACATCACATAAAAACTCAGGAGAAGGTG